AGAACTCTTGCGCCGTAAGCGTCAGCCCTGCACCCGCAGTATAGAGTGGGGCGTCGGAAACTATGTTGAACACAATGTCTGTCGTACCAAAAACAATAGTTCCCGCTGTGGCCATTACATCAAGCTCGCCGCCGTGAACCGTACCCTCGGTGATAAAGAACGCGTCCCCTTCACCCAAGGAGTCAGGGTCACTTGGGCCGTAAGAGTCCGCATCGGTAGATCGCGTAAGAACCCAGTTTGTAGACCCACTGCCCACTGTAGTAACCGTATAAATGCCATTATGCGCCGCGTTAGTCTGATCTTGGACCATAACACGGTCAGCCGCGACAAGAGTAACGCCATCCAAAACCAGAGCCGCTTGAGTCCCCGCATTGGTAAGCGTAGCTCCGACACCGCTAGAACCATTATTATATGTAGCGTTTAAGTTAGCGGTTGTCTCCGCTCTACAGGCTTGATGGTAGTGGATCCCTGCCGCGGCAATATTATCTACATACTGCTTAGTAGCGGATTGTAGTGCAGCTGTTGGGTCAGCGTTGAGGATGAGGTTTCCCGTCATCGTGCCGCCAGCTTTAGGCAGTGCAGCGTTTGCAGTGTTGGTCGTCGTGGTAAGCACCGCATCGCGGGCCGCAATATCGACCCCATCAACCGTACCGCCCACAACCAAGTTGTTTCCGACGGTCACGTTATTGCTTGCGTCTTCAAGTACAGCCTTATCCGCAGGGTAAGTCAGGAAGATGTTCTTCGTACCGATACCCCAGTTAACGGCGTTGTTAGAGTTAGAAGACGAGAACACCGTTGTACGGGTAATAGTTCCCGCACCCGAAGCGTATGTGCCGAGACCGACTTCAAAGTCTGCGTTATCCGTAATGGAATAGTAGACAGTGTCCGTATCAGAGGCAACCGAAGCAAAGTTTTGGAACCCCGCAACCGCGCCTCCAAGAGTGTAAGCCCCGGTCCCAGTAGTGTTAGTGGTTTCTTGTACGCGATCAGCAACAATCAGAGACATGGGGCAAACCCTTTATTTTAAGCGATACGGATGATAGCGTTCGAAGCATCCGCTGTAGGGAACTGAATCGTAAACGTACCAGTTGTAGAAGTCTTGTCCGCACCGAAGTCCAACACCGCAACGGTAGGATCACCAGAGGCTGTGCTGTTGTAGATCAATGCACCGCGCGCGGTGATTGTAGCAGATGTAAACTCAAGGTCAGCAAAGTCTGTCAGAGCTGTTGTACCCGAAGTTGTCGGAGTCACGTTTGTGAGTGTGCCCCCGCCAGCGGCGTAGCTACCAGAGTCCCCAACTTCGTTGGTCGCAGTGTACGCAGTGGTAGCAGCCGTGAACGATGCGTTGTTGTCATACAAAGCAAGTTTGAATGTATCACCTGTAGAAGTGGTGAAGTTGTGTGTGCCAACCATCAGTTCTTGCTTGAACGATGTGCACATAAAGTTACCTGTAAAGGCCATTTAAAGTCTCCTAAGTTGAGCTGCGAGGTCAGGAAACCCAGCCTCTTGGATTTTTACGCACATCGTTGCACGGTCTTCCCTGACCGCTACTTTAATATAATGCGCTATAATTTGCAACATCCGCGATTTATACGCCTCTGCTTGCACACGTATCTCGGGCGGTGCTGAAGTAGACACACTCATTAGCTTATCTACACACATTTCAGCAACAGCGTCAGGGCTGTGGCCACCTTTATCGGCGGTACGTACTTTAATGGCATCAAAGCCAAAATCCATCTCAATCTGCATCAGAGTCTCCCATCTCTGTACTCGTCTGTCGAGCTACGGATTTGGACCCCGGTAAGCTGTCCAAGAGCTTCGCTATAACGAGTAGTGTATAGTTGGATGAGGTCTGCCTCACCCTTCATGTATGTGTACGCCTCAATCAAAGAACCATAAAGCAAAGCGGATTCGGCGTTGTCGCCGTACCAAGATGTGCCTGTAGTTACGATTGAAGGCGGATCGTAGTAGTAATGCAACTCAACTGTGTAGTTGCCATCTGGTGTTGGGCCGAGGATGAAGTTGCCCTGCTCTCCACCGTAATCCCCGTCAAACTGAGCATAGTATTTCGGCAGTCCAGAAGTGCTGGATGCTGGGTAGGCTTCGCGGATGAAGTTTACGTCTTTATCAATAAGAAACGAATAGTCCCCAGATGAGTCTACTACAGCTAAAGAGAACACAGAGATAAAATCTTCTGGTCTTGCCAGATACCAATTACCGTTGGTGGTAGCCGCAGTAACATTCTTCCGCAACTCAGGCACCATTATAGAGCGGTTAAGCCGCTCTTCCGCCTGTTCGACGAAGGTAGGAATGTTGGAGACGAAGCTCGTCTCCTCATTCTGTGTATAGTCCTGTATCGCTGCTACCAGCTCAGTGTAGTTCATCAGAACTTACCCCATTTTATAGTTGCCGCCACGTGTAGCAGCGCCCATGCCGCGGCACATACCGCCGTCACCCATCTTCTTGACTTTCTTCATCTTGCCGCCGTAAGCCATCTTGCCTACACCGTCAGCAGCATAGTCAGGGACCATCTTGCCGCCCGGACCTTTAACCATATTCAACTTGCCGCCGTCCTTCTTCCTCTTTAGGCCAGCAGGTTTCATCGCCGCCTTCTTATTGGCCATAGTGCGGGCGAAAGAGGCTTCACGCTCTTCTATAGTTCTCCCGTCGGGGCTTCGTGTGCTCATCTCCCCGACCCCATAAATAGATTTTTTACGGGCTTTAGGGCGCAAGGATTTTTTAGGGGCTGGCATCTTAATCTCCATCAGTTGTTGCAACGGTAACGCTTCCTACAGAGCTTACCATATATTGCGCTGGGTTCCAAACAGGGTTCCAGCCAAATAAGCCTCTACCCGGGTCCACATCTGGACGAGGGTTTAGCAAAGATTGCGGGTCGGCGGTGTTAACATCCCCGAGAAAATTTTGTGGTTGGTCAGGATCAAACACATCCTTGCCTACACGCAGGCCGGTGCGTACGCCGTGCTGTACCTCAAACACAAGGTCTTCCAGCTTATAGCGGAACCCGGTTCGATCGCATATGCCGTAGGCGTGTTTACCACTGGCGTACCCAGCCATTAGATAGCTCCTCGGAACGGAACTATTTTAAGGGTAGAGCGGTCTTGGTCTTGGTCTGCAGCCATACGGAACTGCTCTTCGTACTCTTGTTTTAGCGGCACGACACGCTCTGCCACTTCAGGCTTCTTCATCGCGATGTAGTATGCCAAACCAGAAACAAGAGCCGGAACAAATCGCGGTGGTATAGAAGTTGTAGCCCCACCAACACCGGACGACAGGCCGTCAATACCTTTTAACCGGTAATAGAATAGCTCGTATGTTGTAGCAGAGTCCGGTACCGGCCACAGAGTTACTTTCACATCGGTAGCGTTTCGCTGCACGTAGACTTGCGATGGGCGTCCTTGCGTGTTCTTATTGCCCTGCTGCGCATAGGTAGAAACACTCATACGCTCGATGTAAGCATCTAGCTGAGACGTACCGGAACCCGTACGTAATTGGTGCTCAATCAAATCAATAGTGTCTGACGGCAAAGTGTAAGTCGCTGTACCTGCAACAAGGGGTAAAGTTCCTGCCTCGATGGTAAACAGGTTCAAACCGCGGTTCTGCCACTCTAGCGTCATAATATTAAGGCTACGCCGCGCAGTTTTTAAGTCGTATCCCGAACGCATTTCGAGGCCAGCGCGTTCGTACGCTTCCTCAAACAGCTCGGATAGTTCAGGTACAACTACTGCCATGATCTAGGCCTTCCTATACTTCGCCGTCTTTTTGGCAATCTTCTTAGGCTGCTTGGCAACCTGTTTGCCCTTTTTAGTGGCTTCACGCTTCTTCTTCGTAGTAGCGGCGTACTCGGCAGGCGTCAAAGCCTTGATAGCCTTCTCAGGAAGATACCGCTCCCCTGTGGCCTTTTTCCCTTGCGTCGATGGCTTACCAGACTTTGTCCGCCATTTCTGCTTGGTCCAAGCCTTCAGGCTTTTCTGTGGCTTCTTCACTTCTTGTAGCCCCCACCTTTAGCTTTATACTGCTTCGCAAGCATCTGAGCTTTACGAGCAGACCACTGTCCGGGTTTGCCGCCCTTACCACCTGATTTGATCTTGTTAAACAAGTTCTTCCGCATAGTGGGCTTGGTGTAGTTACCCGCGGCATTAACAGTGGATTTCTTTTTTGGTGCCATCAGACCGTACGACCTTTGGTTTTACCCTTCATGCAGCAGCCGTCGCCTCGGGTCATCTTACCGCCAGCGCCCATCTTCTTCATTTTACCGCCGCAAGCACATTTCATTGCGCCGCATGACGGACAAGCACTGCCGCCTTTAGCCATCTTTTTAACGCGGTCGCCAGTAAGTTGGCTTCCCATAGAAGAACGTCCCATCATATCAACATTTCCACCTTTTTCTAGCTTGCCGTAAACGGCTGTTCGGGTCTTTAGCAGCTTTAGGAAACTGCTTCATCTGGCCTGCGGAGCGGGCGCAGTAGGACTTACGCCGCTTGGCGGCTGCGCTACCTTTCTTCACTGTACCTGTAACAGCTGTCTTCAACTTAGAGCCGGGGTTGTCTTTACGATACTTGGCCACACCCTTCTTGGTCATACCCGCACCAGACTTAGTGGGGCGCTTATGACCCCCTTTGATGGTGTGGCCTTTCATAGTACCTTTTTTCTTTTCAGCCATAGCTCACTCGTAAAAGATTGTAGCGGTTACGTTTGAGGGTAGTGATACATACACGCCATTTTTAGCGAGTATGCCATCTCCCGGTATTATAATATCGACTGTACTCTGAGCCTTCTCGTCAACCTCAAGAAGCACAGTGCCGGAAGCGGCGGATGCGTTGTCGTAGAATATTACATCCCCCGACGTGCCAGACGATGTGTTTACGACCACACCCCTTAAACGGCACCTACGATTTATAAGTACTGCCGAGGTGTGGGCGTGAGCGGAGAGTACATCATTACCAGCCATAACATATCACTCTATAAGTAACGTCATCACATTCCCTGAGCCGGTAAAGGCAGAAACATAACAACCGTCGTCAGCTAAAATACCGTCGTTTGGAAGAAATATGTCATTCCAGCCAATAGGTAGAGTTAACTGCAATATAATAGGGCCAGTAGCTGACCCACTGCGAATAGTAAAAGCAGCGGCGGATGCGGCGTTCACTAAAACCCCCTGCAGTCTACCGCGTGATGGGCCTACAAGTGCGGCGCTATCGCCTACCGCAAAGTTATAAGCTCGTACTTCTTGACCAGCCATAATCTAGTCCTTTTTCTTAGAAGCAGCCTTTTTAAGCGCCGGTTTCTTAGCCATAACCGGCTTAGAAGCCTCTTTCTTGGCTGGAGTACCGTCAGGGTTTAACCCCCGACGCGCGAGTTCCTCTGCGGAAGCTGGTTTGAACCTGCTCATAACCTAGCTCCTTATGCTGCTGCGATTGTGCCGCCTGTGTCGGAACGCTTCCAGTTTGTTCCGTCAGAGAAAGCCAAAATTGCTGCGCCTGCTGCGCCGTTTGAAACAAATACAACAGTGCCTGCACCCGCTGTAGCAGCGGAGGGTGCATTTGCAACCGTGTATGTTGGAACAACGATGTCGCCGATAAAACCAGCGGTTGAGGTCACTGGACCTGAAAATGTAGTAGAAGCCATTTTAGTACCCTTTGCATAAGGATTCGCTCTGTAGTCTATGCAACGTCAGGCGGGTAGATACCTGTCTACAAAGCTAATGTTGTACCCGTTGGCCAAGCATACAACATGTACTCACAAAAAGAAAGCCCCGCCGAAGCGGAGCCTTCCAAACCGGAGATGGTTTGAGTTCTAGGAGCTTACGCGCCTTGTGAACCGTAGATACCCAGTGGGTCGGAAACGCCGAAGCTGTAACGCTCACGCGCTTTGTAGCGCACGTTGCCAGTGTCGAAGTCGCCGTCCATGCCAGTAGCCATCGGAGAACGTACGAAGTGCTTCATGCCGTTCGGGATGTCTGTGGTCAGGAACCAAGCGTCAGCATCGGTGAGGTAGTGGTTGACACCGTAACCGCCGGGAACAGCGCCGTTTGTGCTGATCGCGTTGATGTCGTTGTCAGCTGTACCTACACGAAGCTCTGTTTGCAGCAAACGAGTTGCTACGAACTGCAGAGCAGACGGGATGATGAGCTTCTGGGCGCGCGCTGCGATCAAAAGGCCACGTTCGTCTACATATGCTGCGATGTCGATAATCGCTTGCTCAAGAGAAGTTTCGTTAAGGTCAGCACTAACCGCTGGACGGTTAGAGTTTGTACCACCACCGACTGTTGGGTGTGCAGTGCTGAACAGTGTTACACCGTCACCAGACTGGAAAGTGTCAAAGCCCGTGTTGAGCAATGAAGCAGCTTTAACCTGCTTGGTATAGGCCATGGCGCGAGCCAAGGCTTTTGTGTAACGCGAGGACAACGAATCGTACAGGTTGTCTTCCATCGCTTCTTCAGTGATGGCGAAACCCATAGCAATTGTCTCGTGGGTGTAGCGAGCTGTAAACGCTTCTTGTGCATTGTCATATGCAATAGAAGAACCTTCAGCTTTTGTTGGTGCTGCACCGAAACCAGACAATTTGACTTCCTCTTCAAAGCTACGCTCCGAAGTTTCTGTCTCATAGATGTCTTCATGTTCGTTTTCGTACTTGCCGTACTCAAGACCAAAAAGGGCGTTGAGGCCGGGAAGTAGTTCTTTAAGCGCCTGTGCGCGTGAGATAGCCATGTTTTATCCCTCCTTACAGGCCAACAGCGTTAGTCATGCTGCTGTAGCCGGGGTTAAGTTTAACCAACAGATCAGGGAACGCATCGCCAATTGGAGATACTGCGGACACGATACGGAAGGCGGCGGTGGTAGTCACAGTTGTCGCATCAACGGCACTTGTGGAGTTACCAGTAGCAGTGTTGCCAGTGGATGTAGACTGAGCAGCTGCGAAGAAAGTGTTCGCACCAATGTCAGACTGGTCCATAGCGCCATCTGCTTGTACTTGGAACAGTACGTTTGGATCGTCTACAACCAAGGCTTTCGCGTTGATTGCGCCAGATGGGTAGTACTGCGAGAAGGTCGTCTGACCTTGATCGTTTTCGTACTCACAACCTACAAACACACCAAGCGAACCAGTTAAGGTTGTACCTGTTGGGAATGCGTTAGTTGTGCCGTCGGCACCTGTTGCAGTTGATAGTGCGATGTAACCATCGGCACCGATATGAACGACTTGACCGTAGAAAAGGTTTGTGCCTTCTCCAGCAGGGTCGATCAGGTACTGGGATGTCGCCCCAGCGTAGGCCATACCGTCGGCACGTTTTACCGGCTTTAGGCCGTAGGGAGCAGCTGTAGTAGCCATAATGCTCTTCCTCCAGATTCATTTACTATAACAGTAAAGAGCAGCCGCCCCTTACCAGATGATTACCGCGAACTACGCTCTGGTCTGAGCATAGGCATACGCGGATCAGACTCACGCATGTAGTTCCTATCGACAGCTTCAGCCTGATTTTGTGCAGACTCAAGTTGGCCATAGATGCGGTCGTCTCGTAGCTCGGTCGGGATAGCGCAAAGCAATAACCCACCAACTTCGATATTGTCCTTAAAGCGGGAATCAATATCTGACATGATGTGTAGCTCAGGATAATCCACTGCCTTTACAGGCACATAGCCATCACGGAACCGTCCAGATACGTTTGTCATATCTGCATTACCCAAAGTAGATGTGCGAATCCAACGGAAGGAAAGCCCGTCACGTGGTTCGGGGGTAGGCAGCATTGACGAACGCTTCCAAGGTTTACGACGTTCACCCATTTCACGGGTTTCGGTTGTGCGTGGTTTACGATCAGCCATTTTGCATATCCTTTAGCTTTTGCGCCGCATATTCCTTGACGGATAATCCGAGGCGCTTGGCGATTGCGGCCTCCGATGAGGAGATGACAACTTTGTTGCGTGGTGCGGCGGTATTTCTACCACCCGGGGCCACCACGGAGCCAGCCTTACGTTGTGGTTGTCGAACCTCGGGTTCCACGTCTGTAAAGCGATCTGGGTAACGAGACCGCATGGCCTCATTTATCTTATCATAGTACACATCTGACGTAGAATCAACGCCAGACTCTAATAGTTCTTCATGTACGAGCATAGCGTACCGTGTCATGCCCGTATCCTTCTGAAACCAATCGTTCTCAGCAACCCATTGTTGGGCTTTAACGTCCGGTCTAGGGACTCTAGGTGCGGCCTGCGGAGCGGGGGCTTCAGACTGATCCTGCACAGCTTGTTTTGCTGGTTTCCAGTTCTCTACCCGATCGGCTTCAAGCTGTAGTTTAGACAACGCCATCTGCGCTTCAAGCACAGCATCGGAATCCCCAGCCTCATAAGCCTCTTTATAGGCCCGCTTTGCACTGTTAAGCTCTGACGCCACACGTGCCTTAGCCTCGTTGACCAGTACGCCTTCTCCCTCAGATAGGTTTTTACGGAGACGCTCGGCCTCTTTCTTCTGAGATTCAGCATAATTAACAGCGGCTTCACGCTCACGTTCGGCCTCTTCCTTGCGGCGACGCTCTTCGTGAAACTCGAACTTCAGCTTCTTGATACGCTTCTGTACCGAGTCGCTGTGCTTTTCAAGATCGTCATCTTCTGGGATGTCCGCTTCAGCATCAGGCGCGCGACGCGGACGACCTTTATCCTCTTCAGGAGTATCGTCTGCGATTTCTACTTCGATCTCGCTGTCATCGGACAGCTCTACCTCTATTGCGTCTTCCTCGACGACTTGTTCTAGTTCTTCACTCATACTCTGCTATACCCCCGTGGGTCTTCAACTACAGCTTCGACAGTATCATCATTGATAATGCGGAACTCTTTGTTATGTAATTTAAAACGTGTGCCTGAGTACGACCGGAAGATGATGAAATCACCTTTTTCGCACCAAGGGCCATTAGGGAACCGCTCTTTGTCAGTATAGGCTTCAGCACCTACGCTTATGACATAACCAATGATGGTAGCGGTCTCTTCCATCTTAGTTAGTGAGTCCGGCATATAAACGCCGCCCTCTGTCTTTCCATCAAGTTCCGGTATCGCGATGAGAATTTTGTAGCCCTTGGGCTCTGGCAGCTTTGCCAGTAATTGCTCGTCATCGACTTTGTCGGTAGCGTACATTTTAGTCTCCTGCAGTGATTAAAGGCTCACAGCGCCCTTTGCGTGGGTTATTCCACGTTATGTCGTATATCTATACGTATCGTTATCAATCATCAACATATCTTTGTTCGATGTCTTTAACGTCACCACGTATGATAGTAAGAGCCTCGTACTTCCCAACGAGCCTCCAGTAAGTTTCTTGGTCCTTTGCGCCGCCTTCGGCGAGATGTTCCGCTATTGCGGTGCGACTTTCGTCGAGTCGTGTTAGCATTGTATGGAAGATACTATCAGCCATCTAAGTCTACTCTTTCTGCAACTTCCATAGCCAGACGAACTGCTGACTCTTTCTGGTCTGTTTCAAGTTCTGCGACCTTGACTGCAATGCGCGCCGCCTCTTTCTCTTCCTCAGAGGTAATACGCTCCTGCTGTAGTCGTGCGTTCTCTTGCTTGGACAGGGCGTCGATATTCACCTTCAGCTTGTCCATTTCGATTTTGTGCCTCAACTCAGTCTCTTTAATCATCAGCTCACGCTGCTGAATCTGAGTGAGCGGGTCAGCCTGCTGCGCAGCTGCTTGCTCTGCAGCGGCTTCGGCTTGGTCCTTCTGGAACAACTTGTCTGCAGCCTGTGCAGCCAGACGAGATACTTGAAGTTCGATATCTTCTGGCAACGGCGCTTCTGGGTCTGGAAGTTCCACACCAAGTTGTTTCTGTATCTCTACGCGATACTGCAGTGCGACGTGCTCGGTAATGTGAGACATCATCGCGGACTGAATGGCGCTGGCAAATGGCGACTGACCGACAATCTGCTGGATTTTTGGGTCTTGCATCGCTAACATGTGCGTCTGAATGTGTGCTTCGTGATCCTGATAAGCAAAGGCTTTGACAGGTTCTTGCTTCAAGATCGCCATGTTCTCTGTCACTGGGTCGGCAGGTTTGACGTCGCCCGCCAACTTGATGATGTCATCGGCATCTTTGATACCCAGAACTTCAAGCATTTGACGGTGTAGCTTACCCATATCGTACATTTGTGGGGCTTGTTGAGCCAACTGCAGTGCAGCTTGGTACTGCATAATACGCTGGGCCATGGTAGCTGCATTGGGGTCAGACACCGGAATAACGTCCACACGACCGTCAAAGTCAGAAATACGATCAGCGGGCTCATCCATCTCGTAGGCGTACTCAGCGGGCATGTAGTCATGCACAATCCGTGCCAAGATGCGAAGCTCTTGCTTCATTGCTGCGTGTAGGCGGGCTTGGATGCCCGACATCACCTGCATAGACCGCTCCATAAGCGCCAGAGTCGTCCCTACAGGAGCCTGAGCGTTGATGTCACCCACTTGGATGTCACCCACTGCTCCTATGCGTCTTCCCTCGTCTACGACGTTCCCTAGTAGGCTGTAGAGTACACTCGATGGCTCTTTATAAGGCAGCGGAACAATCGCGTCCTTAATAGTACCTGCGGGAACGTCCACATCCCGAAACTCGCCGGGCATAATGGGCGTAGTATCTCCGGTGATACGCATGCCCCGGGCTTTGAAGCCCGCTGGGAGATTAGACAGCG